AATCTCATCAGCGCCATAACCGTACTATCCACCAAGTCATCATGGGAAGCAAAAGGGAACCCTGCAATTTCTTCAATAACCTCTTCTGCCCACCGTGTCGTAGGCATCCAACACATCCCAGAGGCTACTATATCAGCAACAGAGTTTAAACGTGCTAGTTTATCCCCTGACCCTCTGTGTGGTGTGTACTCTTGCACAGGGAGTCCCATACGTCTCATCTCTTGGTATAACGCCGTACCTGCACTTTTCTTCTCTACAATAAACGAGTCTGGTGCCCACTCGTTATACTCTTCCATTGCTAGGTCTTTTAGCTCTGGAAACTCTAGCCGCTTCTTGATGCTATTAAGTAAGATGATGTGGTAGGCATTCTCCTCTTCATTGAAAAATACCCCCCACGTGGTCAGCGCAGTATAGTCAGCGCGATTGTGAGTTTCTGCGGCTGCGTCCAAAGACATGATAACGTACTCACAGGAAGGAGGTTCACTATCCCCCCAAGACTGCCACCACTCTCGTTTAATTAACGCTGCTTCTTCTGCTGTGGGTTCTTGCTGGTACTGGGCATTCCACTGGAACACCGGCATTGACGCTTTAGTGCGTAGCAGAGCTTCCATATCAAAAAACTCAGGCCACAGAGGTTTCTGTACGGGTTCTCCCTCCCCATTGGAAGTATCCAATATGGCAGGAAACTCAACGACATCGTACTGATCAGATAGGTCATTATTAACCATATCCCTAGTCACACGACCTGTCAGGTCATCCATATGCCAACGGGTTTGGATAATAGCTACTCTACCCCCCGGCATTAAGCGAGTACGGGCACCGAAGGTAAACCATTCATAGGCTTTCTCAAAAACCCCAAAGTTGCCGTTAATCACATCCTGCTCTGAATGTGGGTCATCAATCAGTAAGAGATCTGCACCACGACCCGCGATAGAAGAGCCAATACCACAAGCGTAGTACTCGCCTCCCATACTGGTGTTCCACCTCCCCGCAGACTTAGAATCAGCGGATAAGGACACGGTAGGAAATATACTGTGGTACTCCTCGGTTGCAATAAGGTTACGTACCTTTCTACCAAAATCTACCGCCAGATCTGTGGTGTGGGACACCATCATTACTTTCTTATTTGGGTTTCGCCCTAAGAACCACGCCGGGAAATAAATTGATACCAACTGAGACTTGCCGTGGCGTGGAGGTATGTTGACGCATATCCGGTCTTTCTCACCACGCTCAATACCCATTAACATATCCGCTAGTATGCGGTGGTGATTGCCCACAATATAATCAGGCTGCATGCGTTTGCAGAATTCTATTAAGTCATCAAAAGCCAATTCGTTCTGTTTACGGGAAGCAAGCTCGTTGACTATGCGGTCTATCTCTACAACTTCTTCTTGAGAAAACGTATCTAGATTATCTAGCATCTTCTGCACATCTTCTTCTGAGAAGTCTAGTGCAGCTTCAGTCATCGTATTCTTCATAGTCTTCAGACTCTACAGGCTCCCCAATCAACCCTAGCTCTGCGTCTACGTCGATCTCCCCAATAACAGTACCTTCTATTACGGTTTCCCCAACAACTAACAGTTCTAACTTACCCCGTAATCTATCTCGTAAATCATCTGTAGATTGATGTGTAATCGTAATATCTGACTTTTCAGAGAAAAGCCCCACATCAGAAATTTTACCCAGTAGTTCTAAGGCTCTCATGCGTATGCGGGGGTCAGGGTTGTCAGACTCCAAAAGGAGCTTATTAGTTACTAAGTTGCGAATATGCACTGAACTCTCGACAACGGATTGTCCGAACTCTTTTAATATCGCATTTGTTAGCAATAGCGAAGCGGGGGTGAGGCTTGCGGCTCGTTTAGCAGTGACCTTCTTCGAAGTGTTTTCGGGGTCTTCAGCGTAAGCGGATACTAACTTAGCGGCATTCTCTTGGTCTTCTTTATTGGGCGTTATGTCTAGCCCATGCTCTACCAAATCCACAACGGTATTAGACGCGGCTTCGGCTCTATCTTTTAAATCTAGAAAAGGCTCAGATTCAGGGATTTCTACCCCTATCTCAGGTTTGACATGTAATGTCATTATATATCGCAGGTGTTAACCGTTAACTGATTTATACATGAAAAAGTCCAAAAAGTCCAAACCGTAAAAAATGAGAAAAAAATTTTTTATAAGGGGGACTTAAATTTAGAGGGGGGGGTACCGACAAAACCGACAAAAGGTACAAAACTCAAAAATCACAGATCACTCGTCTGGATTAGTAATATATAGATAGTATGGTACCAATATGACAAAACGGGGGGTGGGGGTAGCTATCTATGGCTATCTATGGCTAATAGCGTCTATCTGTGGTTTAATGTTTGCAAGTCGCGGCAAACATGTTGCGGCCTACTACCACACTATGTGGTAGTTCATCTTTCAAAAGGAAAATAGAATGTCGAAGAAAAAAGTAGTACCAGCAGTACCAGCAGTACCAGCAGTAGATACTGATACGTCTATACTAATAGGCGGGCGTTATACCACGGATCATCGTGATGTTATCGCTTCTCAGGTTAGCGAGTTTATTAGCAATGACGTAACTACTAAAGCCGCCATCAATACCTTGTCAGATAGGATTGACCCGCTCGCATTGATTGGGCCTAACGCTAAGATAGAAAATATGTATGGATATGAAAAGTCTATACATACTCCTGCTACATGGCGCGCATTACAGACCGCAACAATGCATGTGGTACTGGAAAAGGAAAGCGGCCAGTTCGACGGGTATCAAGAAATACTAGGTTACGTAGTCAACCTGTATGGTAAGACGGATATCAAAGCCCCTTACAAGTCTTTCATGAATGATAGTGGGGATTTGGTGCCGCTCGTTGAAGTTATGTCCCCCGGTTTTACTGCAGCATGGGGCAACGGCGAACTCGGTTTTCATGGTTTGCGGGTAATATGGGGCAAGCTTGCGAAAGCGGCGGAAACCAAATTATCCCGATGTTTAAAAAGTTTAGCTATGCATACTGAGATCGTGGATAGTACTGAACCCACCACAATCAATGGCGCTATATTCCAGATACCTTGTAAGGTTTCCCGAATTAAAAATGAGACTGTTCGAAAGCATTTTGACGGAAAGAAAAAAGCGCAAGCCGATGCGAGGGAAAAAGCTGCTAAAGAAAAAGCTGCTTTGTCGGAGCGCGACACCGTTAGCAAGATGGTTAGTGACATCATTGATTTGATGGGCGCAGTTGAAACCCCTACTGTTAATCAGATGGATGTACCATCCCGCGATGTAGTCAATAAGCACCTGAGAGCGGCGTTAGTTGATCTGGGCAAAGCAACATCTGTTAAGTAGTAGGTACTAGTAACAAGACCCTGTTCTTCGGAGCAGGGTTTTTTTTGGCCCATTCGAAACCAGTTACCTAAGACGCGGTGCGGATCAGCCTCTACGAACTAGGTACAGATAATACCCCTACATATTCAAGACCTGACCCCGATGTTGAAGGTAGTTACCTAAGACGCGGTGAGCGTGTAGCTAGCTACTACACCCTGTGGTAGTTACACTTAGATATGCATTGTTCCGTCTGTAGCCCGCATAGACACTGCATTGTTCGGGTAATGCACCTAATGTTCTTGTAATGTTCGGTTATTTTTTTCATGTGCGTACATTATACAAATGTTAGTAATTGTGTGTAGTTGTGACCTGTTTTACCTATGTACTTGTATTTAATTGTTCCTATATATATCTTTTTATTAAAGTAATATAACTAATGTTCGGTAATGAAAAACAGGCGAGATATATTCCTTCGAGGGGGTCTACAAGCTATTCCTACACATAGTCCATCAAACATCCTTACCCTCGACGCTCTTTCAGATTCACCGAACATTCGAACATTCTTTGTTTATCAATGACTTGCGTCCGAACATTACAAGAACATTACACGTTTGTACCGAACATTACACTTCTAGATACAACTAGCCACGATTTGACATTCATACATATGTATGCTATAATACGCTTTGTGCTGGGGAAATCTAGCACATATCGCGGTACTCGCGATCAACCAACTACCACACCTTGTGGTAGCTATCTATGACTAACGGAGAATAACAATGGGTAAGATGAGCAATATATTGAACGCCGATGCACCTACAGTAGAGGAGGTAACTACCACACCTAGTAGTAGTGATGACCTCGCTAGAGAGTTCGCATCTGATTGGAGTGCAGAGCCAGCGGTAGTAGAGCAGGAAATGGATTGGCCTGAAGCAGGAGCCGAAGCAGCACAGGCAGTAGAAGAGGAAGTAGTTAACACGACTACACCAGAGCGGTTCTCTACACTGGCAGATAAAGCATTCTTGGCGACCCTTACAATGACTGCCTACTCTAGTGATGTGACCGATAAGTCTGCTTCCGCAGAACTAGCTATAGCAAAGCATGCATCCGAGAAAGCAGTCACAGTAAAGAAAGACCTACTGCCTAACTGTTCCGCATTGAAGGAGATCAAGAACCTGTGTGCCAGTATCCGTAAGGAACACATAGCACTATCAATGGCGTGGGCAGATCGGGGCGCTCGACTAATACCGAATGTCGATCATGCTTTCACCTACTGGGAGTTTGCACGTAGGGCTACGAGTGCCCACGATGAGGCGAAGGTTAAGCTAGACAGTCAGTACGATTGGGCATTACAAAGAACCCACATAGAGTTGGGTGACTTATACGACCCTACTATCTACCTACCCAAGC